ACGAGGGGCAGGTCAAAGGCGTGAACTGGACCACCGCCATCATCTCCGGTGTCATCGGAGCTGCTGCGGGGATCATCGGCATCCTCGCCCTGATATGGGACAAGGTGATCTCCTGATGGCGGGCTTCTCGTTCGACTTCTCGTGCATCGGAAAGATGAGCCGGGATATCCAGAAGATCGGAGCCAATGTCAGGAGGAATGAGGCAGCGGTCGTCAAACTGGCGGCGAACGAGTACAAGAACGATGTGCAGGCCATCATCCAGTACAAGACCGGCACTCTCCGGCGCTCCGTGCATGTCGAAATGACCAGCGAAGGGCTCCGACAGGTGGCCCTTATCGGCACGGACGCCCCGTATGCCCGGCGCCTCGAACGGGGATTCGTTGGAAAGGACTCGCTCGGTCGGGTCTATCATCAGTCACCAGCGCCCCGGTGGAGGCCCGCATGGGATGCCAACCTGCCGAAGTACCAGCGGATGATCCTGGGGATATTCAACCGCCAGGAATGGGACGAGGACCTCGCCACGTTTGCAAGCGTTCGGCCTGATCTCATCGGAGGCATCCGATGAAGGACGTGGTCCTCGCCATCAGCACCTGGCTCAAGGCAAACACCGCGATCGCGACGGTTGTTGGTGCAAAGGTATACCGGAAGGGATCGATCCCTTCGAACCCGGTTGCACCTTACATCATCGTTTCCAAGGTGGACGACAATCGGCCGAGCACTACCCACAACCGGACCCGAACAGGGAGGACGCGGATCCAGTGCTCGGCATTTGCATCCACCGATCTCGTAGCGGACAACCTCTCCTCTCTCATCGCTGACAGTCTGAACATGGTCACGGACACCTACATGGCCCCCGGGGTTTTCGCGATCAGCATATTCGACCAGGGGGCCGTCCCGGACGAGAACGCGGAGATTCCGCTCTACATGTACCACCGGGACTTCATGATCACTCACAACGTCTGAAACAGGAGGAAAACAGGAATGACAAACCAGTCGATTTCAGGGCTTGGTGTCAGCATCATCAGCGGCACGACCATTTACGGGGAAGTAACCAACGCCCCCGAAGTGATCGAGACGCTGACCAAGGTTGACACATCGACCCATAACAACGTCGGAAAAGTGAAAACCAGCCGCCCGGGATTCATCGATGCCGGGGAAATGAGCATCGACCTCAACTACTACGGAGGTACCGAACAGGATGCCCTCCGGACGATGTTCGACGCTCAGACAGTATCGACATGGATGATCGTTGCGCCAACATCGGCAACCGGGGTAGCCCGGGCATGGTCGTTCAGCGGCTATATCAGCAGCCTGGGGACTCCCAAGTTCGAGAAAGACGGCAACGCATCAATGTCGTTCAAGGTCGCCCAGAGCGGCCCGATCACGGCACTATCAACAGCGGTTGTCGGCGTAACGGATATCGACGTGACTGACGAAGGCACCACGGCGCTGACGCTCACCCCGACATTCGCCGCTGCCGTCTATGGGTACAAGGTCACTACGGATCTTGCCGATACCGGAGTGAAAGTCACCCTGACCTATGCGACTTCCGGAGAAGCGGCGTACTGTAACAACGCATCTCTCGCCACGGCTACACCCTCGGCCGCCATCACTATTCCGACAGCTGCCGGGCAGGTCATCATGATCCCGGTCGTGGTGTTCAAGAACGGGTGCGTCCCGAAAGTCACGTGGATCGAAGTCACGCATGGGTACGTGTGATCCTGGATGCCCGACGAGTCATTCCCGATCCTGATAGGGGGCAAACAGTACGCCCTCTATTTTGAGGACGAGGATGTTGAGAAGATCGAGGAGGTAATCTCGCTGTTCGAGGCGTTCCACCCGCATTACCGGACGTACCAGAATGCAACCGTGATCCTCTGGCGGGGCCTGCGGAAGGTCAACGATGACGGCAAGATGGTCCACGCAATCCAGCAGGGCCCGCCCGGCAAATCGATGGCATACCAGATGGTCCGGCAGTTCTGCCGGGAGGGATTCACCGGAGCGGCGGGAATGCTGGCCCTGTACGAGAGTTTCCGGCGGGCGCTGGTCCTGTCTGAATGGTTCGGAGAACCGGAAGAGGACCCGACGCCCGGCAAACCCCCGGAGGCGCATGAAAAAAACTCAGCACGGCCTACCGAAAGGCCAACGAATCGATCGCTTTCGGGATTTGTGGACTCACTCCTGAAACGTTCAGGAGAATGACGCCGGCCCGGTTTTACCGGATCGCAGATGCAAAAATCAAGCAGAGAAACGAGGATTGGAAATTCATGGACTCATTGAACGCGGTCCAGTGTGCCGTGATCGCTAACGCTCACCGTGGTAAAGACACACCAGCGTTCAAACCGGACGCCTTCCGGACATTCTCGGATAAGAAGAAGGCAACCCCGGAGGAGATCGCCGCAGCAATGGACAACATGGTAGCGAGACAGGAGCAGGTGAAACATGGCTGACGATGGCATAATGTCTTATTTCGCGAAGATCGGGCTAGACTCTTCCGACTTCCTCGGGGGTATCAGTAAGGCCGATGACGGCGTCCTGAAATTCTACCGCGACGTGTCGGTGTCGATGGCCGCCACAATGATGGTCTTCGATAAGGTCATGGCCTACGGGCAGCAGTTCATCGAGCTTGCCAACAAAGCATCGGAATACGTCAACACGATCGACAAGCTCAGCATAACAACCGGAATGAGTAACGACGAGCTGCAACGGTTCTCCAACGTTGCCCGGTACGCTGATGACGATATCTCTTCGCTGGCATCGTCCGTCAACCGGATGCAGTTGAACCTTGCTGATACTGGGGCGGCAGGGGACAAGGCCCGGCAATATCTCGACGATATGGGCGTCAGCTACAGGAACGCTGATGGCAGCCTGAAATCATCCGCTGAGCTGTTCCCCTCAATCATCCAGGGCCTTAAAGGTCTTGGCAGCTCTGCAGACCGGGTTACGGCCGCCAATGCGATCTTTGGCCGGTCATACCAGAGCCTTGCCGGTTACATGAACATGAGCGGGTCGGAGATGGCCGATTATTTCAACACCGCCAATGTCATGACGGAAGAGCAGACCCAGAATCTCCGGGATTACGAGGAGGCCGTCAAGGACCTGAACACCAGCACCAGCAACCTTGCCAATACCGCAGGTGCTGAGCTGGCTCCCTCGATGACGGAAATCGCACAGACCTTAAACGATCTCGCCGCGAACGAGGATGTAAAAACCTTTTTCTCATGGCTGAATGGTGCAATCACCCTTGTTTCCCGGGGGATCCATATCATGGCCTCTGAATTAAAGGCATATCTTCAGCTCGCTACTGGAGATATTAAAGGGGCTACGCAAACACAGGCTGACCTGAATAAGTGGGTTGGTCAGAAGACCCGCGATGACGCCATGAAAGCCGCCGGGTACAAGACCGACGGTATGGGGAACGTGGTGGCGGATGTCGTCAAAACCACAGCCGGCACGAAACTGACCGGCATCAACGCGGAAGAGGAGCGGTTGAAGTCTCTTAAGACTGCCACCGATGAACTCACCAAGGCTAACGAGGATCTTTTCAGCGCGAAAGAAAAGCTCGCGGACATCGATAAGAAGTATGCCCGCGAGATGTCGGCCCTTAATCCCCGTGACGTATCCGCAGCCCGCAACCTCATAATGAAACACCAGTGGGATGTCGAGGACCAGGGAGCTGCAATCGGAAAAGCCCGGGGCGGTGTTGCAGCTGCAGCCGCTGGTGTTGCGAAGTATGGAGATGTGATCGTAAAAGTTGGCGACAAGGAAGTCGCCCGGGCCGTTGGTGTGGCTGCAGGTAATGGCGAGAGATCTCTCACGCAGGCGGGATACTGATGACCGATTACTGTACTTTCTCGTCCGTATCACTCCCTGCCTACAACGTCCCGGAATGGAAAGTGATCGGAGCGTACGTGAATGAGATTACGCTGGACTGCCGAACCCCCACATTCTCGGTCCTCACTAGCCTGCAGGCCCTCCAGGGGCATATCGGTACTCGTCTTCTGGCGTCCGGAAAGACGAGGATCCAGACTACCGGTGGAACAAAAGCATCGCTTGTGATCAACGGAGTCACTTATCCCAACTGTTACATCTCAAGCCTGACGTGGCACGAGGTCAAGGGGGCCAACCCCTTCGACATGTGGGAATTCACCATCAAATTCGTCCAGGAGACCATATGATGAGACCAGATCGAGATTTACTCTACAACCGCCCCATCTATCCCCCACTGCCCGGCAACACTCGAGTGGAGATCCTCCATGAGGATGAAGAAGACAACGTGATCGGATACGAACGCAGCGAGGGCCCATGCCATTGCCGGGTGCCAGGTGTAGCGGATCTGGACATGCCGCCAATGCCATTCATCGGCCCTGTCGGGGGTTCGCTGGTCTTCTACCCGACCGTCGGAAAGGCGAAGTATGCTACGCTCCTGGCCGCGGAGACCGGCTGGGAGATGGCAATCGGTATCGGTACCGGTGCCGAACTTGCAGCCGATACCACGCTCTCTAGCGAGGTTACCACGTACGGGGGCGCTCGGGCGTCTGTCACTCCCACAGTCCTGGCGTCGGTGATGACCTTCGCGCATAAATGGTCGTTCCTGACCGGAGCGAATTTCACCCTGACGGAAGCCGGGGTTTTCCTCGATAGCATCCTGATGATGCGACACAAGTATTCCACCACCAAGACTGTAGCGCCCCTGCATAAGATCACCGCAACATTCACGAGCACGGAGTAGGATCGAAATGACATATTCAGCACTTCCAAAAGGGAAACGAAATTCCCTCTCAACGAACACGACCGCGATCGTCGCTATAGGTGCAACGATCGTACCGGTTGCCGATACGGCCGTATTCCACCGGGGGGGTGTCCTGATCACGAAAGGAATCTCGGCCCGGTTCATGAACGAGACGGAGATTTACACGGAAGAGCTCACCATCACCGCAGCATCAACAACCAGCGGTCCTGGGAACCTCACCGGAGTTACGAAGGGATTTGGGGCGGAAGGCACAAACGGCGCTGATCGAGAATGGCCATCCGGTACGGAAATCGCCGTCAAATACACCACAGGTATCCACGATATGGTTGTGGATAACATCGCGGCCCTGTATGAAGCCCTCATCTTCGGGTACCTGAACCTCACCATCCTGCAGGCCATCGTTCCGGACAACAATGCCGCAACGGTCGGACAGGGCCCAGAGCTCGGGAACGGCGTGAACTATGCATGGGCTGAATTCTCGCATTCGGCAGCCGCCAGGCTCCAATGGATCGTACCGATGCCGGCAGATTGGAATGGCGGAACCCTCACTGCAATCATTGGCTGGACCTGTACTGGTACGGCAGGCGGGACCGTCAAGTGGACCCTGAAAGGGTACAGGGTCGGAGACAACGCCACGCTCAATGCAACGCTCGGAACCCTTGGCAGCGTCACAGACACATTCCTGGCTGCGAATTACCTGCACGTCTCTGCAGAGTCGAGCGCTCTCACGGTCGGGGGATCTGGCAACCTCCTCCTGCTAGAACTCATCCGGGATTATGCCAACGACACGGATACCGATGCAGCACGGTTCGTCTCGCTGCGAATCAAGTACGGAAGGACGGTATGATGCCCATAAAACGACTCGCAGTCTTTTGTCTATTTCTGGCAGCCCTCATAGTAACGCCGGTAATAGCGATATCACAGTATAACCTTTCAGTTGGATCGGATACCGTTATTGTCTTTAATGGGACCGCTGGATCGATGACATGGACAGCTCCCTCTGGTGTGACGCAAGTATGGTACTTAATCGTCGGTGGTGGTGGAGGAGGTGGCTGCTGGAATGGTGGTGGTGGAGGTGCCGGCGGAGTTTTAAACGGCACTACAACAAACATCACTTCCGGCAATTCATATCAAATTGTTGTCGGTAGCCGTGGTAGCGGTAGTGGATCCGCGGGCGCAAAAGGTACCAATGGTACCTCATCGACTTTTTCGAATATAACCGCACTCGGAGGAGGTGGCGGGGGATCCGATGGAACCAAACCGGGATTTCCTGGTGGTTCTGGTGGAGGAGGTGCGGCAACCGCGTCGGGGGGCTCCGGTACAACAGGCCAAGGATATTCAGGAGGTACTGGATACGGATCATCCCCATGGTATGCTGGCGGAGGTGGCGGAGCGAACGAAACGGGTAAGGACGGTGGCTCCGGCAGATTAGGCGGAGGTGGGAAAAACATTACCATCACCGGTTCGTCGGAAACCTATGGGACCGGGGGAACGGGAGGCTATCAGTCAGCAGGATCCGCGATCAGTGCCACCACTCCAGGTGGCGGAGGCGGTGGCGGATGGTATCCGACCACAGGCGGAGCAGCAGGTAATAACGGAACAGTCATTATCAGATTTTCGACAATGCAGGATTTAGTAGCAAATTTCACCATAAACGCAACGTCTGGGACAGCTCCGTTGGCAGTCGCAGTCGTAGATACTTCCCCTGGATCACCGATTGCATGGAATTATTCGGTTACGAACGTGACCGGGAACAATACGCCAATATATTTCAGCACGTCACAAAATCCAACGGTTACCCTGGACGTGGGGAACTGGTCTTTCGCCCTCAATGCATCGAATGCCACTTCATATAGCCTCTCCACACAGGTTACATTCGTCAATGTGACCTCGGCAGGTGGATCCGCGCCGCTAGCGATGTTCACGAAAAATCTGGCGGTTGTAATTTTTCCCCGCCCGATCCAGTTCAACGACACCTCTACAAACACACCGACCGCCTGGAATTGGTCTTTCGGTGACGACAAATACTCGAACTCGCAGAACCCCACTCACCAATACGTCAAGCGTGGCCGCTGGAGCGTGCTACTGAACGCCTCGAATTCCGCAGGATTCTCCACGAACACCTCAACCGTCTGGATCCTTGGGGGATAAATGCAATTCGACCGCAGCGGTTACGATCGAGCCGGTCCCGACCGCAATACTGGCATTGACTGGGTTTTCCCGACTGTGAATGCATACCACGCCCGGTACCCCACAGCCACATGGGCACAGATCATTGATCCGGTTGTTGACAGCGACTATCTCATCGGAGTGACAGTATCGCAGAGCATGGACGATGCGATGGCTGAAGCCGTTTTCGAATATGACACGGACTATATCGGAAATTATTTCTCTGGAGATTACATGACGCAGGTCCATGTCAATATCCCAGATTACCTTGGGGTCAGCAACTGCGTCTTTGTCGGCCTTGTCCCATCTTCACGGGGCATCTATGATGTAGCGAAAAACAAGATGACCATGCGGGCTGTTGATTACGGAATCTTCTTGGCAAAACAGACGTTCGAGACCCGGGACCTCTCTCTTTTACCTCCAGACGATCAGACGGAGGAAGGCGCCAATGTCGCAAAAGTCCTGTCATATGATAACCGGATCAAGTATTTCCAGGTAGGGATGTTCGTTACTGGGCAGGTGAGCGGTGCCACTGGAACCGTGCTCGAAGTACTGACAACACCGGTCCAGCGGCTCACTCTATATCCGGCAAAAGGGAAATTTGTTGATGACGACCCGTTAATGGTCGGTGGAGTCCAGTATGCAACCGCAGACGGCCGGTCTGTGGATATTCCCTACACCCCATATTACTCAGAGACGTACCCTGAAGATTGGGTCCGCTCGATTCTCGGGGGGGACAACTGGATGAGAACCACCGGAATTGAGCCTAAATACCTTGAAAATTCTGGGGGATATTGGGATACTGCAGCCTGTCCTGCCGTACCGTTCATGTTTGGCAGCCTCGAAAAGAAACGGGACGGACTTCTCCGTATGGCGAAATATATGAGCTATATGTGGCATGTCAAACCACGCAGCCTCGGGAGTGGAACGTATCGATCCTCGGGATATTTTATCAAAGAGACATCGATCGATGCATACCTAGACCTCCCTGGAGCCATCACGATAACAAGTCTCGATGACTTCGCAGCACCGATCACAATTGATCAGGATGGAGAGTGTCAGGTGGATGTTGTCAAGGTCAGATGTCAGAAATTGGATGGCACATGGATTGAGGCAATACGGTCCAACAGCTACTATGACTCTGGAGAGGGCCCGTATAGAGAATTTTCTGATGAACCAAAAGACATCTGTTTGGAGACGGATCTTGCCGATTATGCAGATAATATGATTGCCCTCTATGGGGCCCGGTCAGTCTCCTGGACCGGCACGCTTCTTGCTCGGTCAGATCTCCAATTATACCAGCTCATGAATATTTCAGGGTGCGGGATATCTGTTCCGGCAGGAATATATCGGATCATCAAAATCAGCCATGAATACGGCTGTGCAAAGAACCTGACACATATCACTTTCATGCTCTCATCTTCGTTCTCAATCCTCCGAAAGTACGGCATGACATACAAGGACTCGATCTCAAAAGTTGAGCAGATTGTCGACGGGCTGCAGAAACGGAAATTCCAGATTGAGCTCGGGTATGTCCGGGCAACGGATGGGTGGACTATTACCTACGAGACGGAGGCCGGCAATAAGGGGAAGGGTAGGGATGGAACCAGCACACCGGATGTAGCTGGGGGTATCCCAGTTGGTGCAAAAATTCAGATCCAGGAAAGCCGTGGAGGCGTCGTATGCATCCCCATTACCCCCGCATCCGGAGGTAGTACAGATCTTCTTGTTGTTGACATTCCATCCGGTCTTACAGCAACAGTAGACCCGGATAATTCAAATTATTTCTTCATACAGTGGACGCCGGGCACCAATAATCAAAACGTTTCGGTCAATTATCAGGTGACCACATATCCATCATCACCGGGCATTGTATTGCCGTACGGAAATCCGTCTAGTTGTATGACAAGATTATATCCCCGATCAACAACCAGGATCCGTTGCCGGTTCTCTGGTCCCCTGACGACCTATTACATCAAGTTATGGGGAGAGAAAAACGGGCAGTTCTCTGCAGGTGGTGTGACTACAACCATCATGTCCGGTGCGGGGGTAACTGTCGTCGATCCAGAAGAGCCAGAGCCAATTGGCGTTATTGATGAGTTTATATCAGGAGCTAGAATGGGCATCACTCCACCGACATATCCCACCAGAGGAGTTAATCCGCCAGATGTATATACGATCTTTGATGGGGTCCTCTCATTCGCTTATAACGGGATTGACAATATCTATATCGGGGGGCCTGTCACAGACACGGTGATCTATGATTGGGGCCAGTACGGTGCCCCGGCCCCGCAATTGTGGGGCCAGCAGCCAGGTCCAAGATATTTCTTCCGGGACGAAATCTTAAGAATTACGGGCCCGAAAGGCTACATCGAAACCAACGGCCTTGGAACTTGGGGATGGCAAGCACCACTAAACATAAAAAATCTGCTTAACGTGGGATCCAATCATTTGAAAATCGAGTTATTAGATACGGGATGGGTATACGGGTGTTCTGATCTTTATATAAGGACATTTTCTTGAACCCCTTTTTTTCATAACAATAACGTTTATCACTTCGAACTCAGGAATATTGATTTTATGAAAAACATGGGGATTCTTCTCCTCAGTCTATTTGGCGTCATGGTTATCTTGATTGCCGGTTGCATAGGATCCCAGGCCGCCCAACCTGCTGCTGCAGTAACTCCGTCAATCACCGCGACCGCAGCGATAACAACCGTCCCAACCATGACAATGAGTGCCCGCCCAACGATCTGCCGGACTCAGGCGCCGGGAGTTCTCGAATGTCTTTATACCGACATCACAAGGACGACCGTACCGACAACGGTGCCAAGGGTTACTGAGACATTCCCGACTCCGAAGGAAATCACGGTAACCAGTGAAGGTCCCGTCGCAGGAAGTATATCTGGTCCGTTGGCCACCCCTGTTACGCTCACCGGAGTTGGCAACGATATTGTCTGGTTCGAGGCAGTACGCCCCGGAATCGTGACGATCAAGATGCGGAACGGATTTGGTTCCCAGGTAGTGAAGAACTGTGAGGAAAAATATTTCCGAGTCGCATTGGCCGGGAAGTCGATAGACTCGGTGTTATATGACAAAGGGATGGCATTATCTACGGTGATCAAGACGGCAACAATCCCCCTGGAAGGAAGGTATTCTCTCAGTGTCAAGAGCTGCGGCCAGTGGGAAATTAAAATCTCATAATTTTTTAAAACGATGCGAGGGATGGGATTCGAACCCAAGAACTCCTGCGAGACTAACCCCTGAAGCTAGCGCCGTTGACCTGGCTTGGCTACCCTCGCCCGCATCTCTTTTGTTT